ATTGGTTCACCGAATTCATATCTAATCAGTGGGGGTGGTGGCGGTGGTGGCGGCAACAATGGCAGTGCTGGATATCTATCAAATAGCGGTTCCTTGAGTTGGGCACCTACTGGAAGTCCAACAGTATCAATGCAAATTACACCACAAGATAAAGGTGATGCAATTATTAGAACCAATCATAATGAAATAAATCTTGATAAATTATATAAAACTGTTATGATGATTGCAGATAAGATGATGATTATCGCAGATGATCCATATTTCACAGAAAAGTATCCTACGCTAAAGGATGCATATGAACAATACCAAACCCTATTAGAACTTTACAAGCAAGGAGAAAAAAGTGGCGACTAGGAATTTTAGTGCAGAGGAACGCACAAAACTTAAACAATTGATGACAGAAAGTATCTCAGTGATGACTGAGGTAGAAGTATTAACAGGTGGACTCAATGATACCATTAGTGCTATCGCAGAAGAAATGAATATTAAACCATCTATCCTTAAAAAGGCAATTAAGATGGCACAGAAGCGTGACTTTGACAAGGCTCGTGAAGACCTTGATATCATTGAAAGCATCTTGAATAGCACTAACAACTTGGATAACGAACAATAATGGCATATGTAGATGCACTACTTGACCGAAAGAACGAAAAAGTATTCGTTGTAGAACGAGTAGATGGTAAACGCATCTATAAAGACTATCCGATAAATTATGTATTCTATTATGCAGACGAGAACGGGAGTTTCAAGAGTATCTATGATACTCCTGTTCGTCGTGTAAGTTGCCGCAGTAGTCGTGATTTTCGTAAAGAACTTTCAATACATAGTGGCAAACAATTATTTGAGGCAGATGTAAACCAAACATTTCGTTGTTTGGCAGAAAATTATCTAGGCAAAGATTCGCCACAGCTACAAACAGCCTTTTTCGATATTGAGACGGACTTTGATAGTGTCCGTGGATACAGCACCCCCGATGATCCATTCACCAAGATTACTGCTATTACAGTATATCTTGACTGGTTAGACCAGTTAATAACGCTTGCATTGCCGCCAAAGACCATGACAATGGATGAGGCAAATGCAGTTGCAGCCAAATTTGAAAATACTTTTATCTTTGAAAAGGAAAGTGATTTACTTCTTACATTCTTAGAACTAATCGATGATGCTGATGTGTTAAGTGGATGGAACAGCGAAGGTTTTGATATTCCCTATACTGTTAACCGTGTTGCTCGTGTATTGAGCAAAGACGACACTCGTCGTTTTTGTTTATGGGATCAATATCCTAAAGAACGAGAATATGAAAAGTATGGCAAAACTAGCCACACTTATGATTTAGTTGGTCGTGTCCATCTAGATTATATGTTGCTGTATCAAAAATATACCTATGAAGAACGTCATTCATATAGCTTAGATGCTATTGGCGAATATGAATTGAATGAGCGTAAAACGGCATATGAAGGCAGTCTTGACCAGTTATATAATCGTGATTATGAAACATTTATTCAATATTCTCGTCAGGACGTTGCGCTTCTTAATAAACTAGATAAGAAACTACGTTTTCTTGATTTGGCAAACGAAATTGCTCATGATAACACCGTGTTGTTGCAAACTACAATGGGTGCAGTTGCAGTAACAGATCAGGCAATTATTAATGAAGCACATCGTCGTGGTTTAGTAGTTCCTAATCGTCGTCCACGCAGTGATGAAATCAATACACAAGTTGCAGGTGCTTATGTTGCATATCCTAAAAAAGGTTTGCATGATTGGATTGGCGCAATCGATATTAACTCACTATATCCATCGGTTATTCGTGCTCTTAACATGGGGCCAGAAACAGTTGTAGGGCAATTGCGTCCTGTTATGACTGACAATTATATTAAAGAAAAAATGGATGATGGTAAGTCATTTGCTGCTGCATGGGAAGGATTGTTTGCTTCCCTAGAATACGAAGCAGTTATGCGCCGAGATATTGGCACTGAAATTACCATTGACTGGACGAATGGCAAAAGTGAAGTTTACAGTGCTGCAGAAATATTTGATATGATTTTTGACAACTATGCTCCATGGGCATTAAGTGCGAATGGAACTATCTTTAACCTTGAACATCAGGGCGTAATTCCAAGTTTGCTAGAGCGTTGGTATGCTGAGCGTAAAGAATTACAAGCTAAAAAGAAAGAAGCCAAAGACCCAAAAGAAATTGCGTTTTGGGATAAGCGTCAGTTGGTTAAGAAGATTAACTTGAACTCACTATATGGCGCTATTCTTAACGCAGGTTGTCGCTTCTTTGACCAACGTATTGGACAAAGCACCACATTATGTGGTCGCACGATTGCAAAGCATATGGATGCCACAGTTAATCAGTTGATTATGGGAACATACGACCATGTTGGCGAAAGCATTATCTATGGCGATACTGATTCTGTTTACTTTTCTGCGTGGCCAGCCATTAAAGGCGAGGTTGCCGCAGGTCGCATGGAATGGAACAAGGAAATCTGCGTTCAATTATATGACAGTATTGGCGAACAGGTTAATATGACCTTTCCAAAGTTTATGTATGAAGCATTTCATACTACGCCAGAACTTGGTGCTATCATCAAGGGCGGTCGTGAACTTGTAGCATCTCGTGGATTGTTTATTACTAAAAAACGTTATGCTGTTCTTATCTATGATCTTGAAAACAAACGACTTGATATTGAAGGCAAGACAGGCAAAGTTAAAGCAATGGGTCTTGACCTGAAACGCAGCGATACTCCAAAACTTGTTCAAGACTTTTTATCTGATATTTTAAAGAAAGTTCTTGATGGTGCCGAACGTGAACAAATCATCGAAGAAGTTCGTGAATTCAAATATACTTTTAAAAACCTACCTAGTTGGGAAAAGGGAACGCCAAAACGAGTTAATAAGCTAACTTATTATGGTGCGTTAGAAAAGAAACAAGGAAAGGCTAATATGCCAGGCCATGTTCGTGCGGCAATTAACTGGAATAATCTTCGTAGAATGCACAGTGATTCTCGCAGTATTGAGATTACAGATGGTATGAAAACAATTGTTTGTAAGTTGCGAGATAATCCACTTGGATTAACCAGTATTGGCTATCCAACTGATGAATCTCGTATTCCACAGTGGTTTAAAGATTTGCCATTTGCTCAGCAAGAAATGGAAGATACTATTGTAACACAAAAGGTAGAAAACTTATTAGATGTGTTAGATTGGGATATCACTAATGCAACTAATATAACTAACACTTTTACAAGTTTATTTGAGATTGAATAATGGATATATTTGAGACCCAGTTTCATCTTAACAATTTGAAACTTGCCGAAAGAAGATTTCGTGAACAAGCCGATGTTTTTACAGAAGCAGTCGATTGTTATGATAAACTTGTTAAAAATTTAGAAAGTCAACTAGATCAACAACGAACTGTTTTCAAAGATTTAAACAGTGTTAGAATGTTGAAATTAAAAAATCAAACCTTAGAAACAAGAAAAGAATTTGTTAAAGCAAATTTTTTTAATGAATATGATATTGAGAAATTATCTGGTATCCTTGCGCCTTATATTGGCAATAATATACCAGTATTAGAATTATTTCCAGGCACAGGACAATTTTTGCCATATGTAGTTGCATCAGAGCCACTTTATATTGCTGACCGATATATGGATATCTGCATAGATGCATCTGCTTCGCTTAATAATGAATTTTATGCAACACGCAGATTAAGAAAATATGAGATAGCAGATAACAATGTTATCGATTTACCGCATGATAGCTTTGGTTTAGTTTATTGTTTTAATGAATTTTTCTCATCAAATGAAGATTATATTATTGAAATTGCCAAGAAAAACTATCATCTTCTTTATGATGGGGGTAAATTTGTTTTTAACTTTATGCCATATGATCAGCCATGGGCACAGCTTGCAGCAATAAATTATCAATATAGTTGTTTAGATTATCACTTTTTAATCACTGAATTAGAAAAACTTGGGTTTGTATTGGTAAATTACAGCTTACAACCTGTGCGAAGCAGTTATATTGTGATGCAAAAAGGCAACAATCCACCAAAACCACGTAATAAAATTAGCGGTGCTTGGGCAGAAATTATTGACACCTAATCTAAAATTTGATATTATAATCAACAAAGGAAAAATTTAATGAAAGACTTTTTAACGGATATTATTCATCATACTCTTGCAACTGGTGCTATTGATATTATCAAGATTACTGGTGATGACAATGAAACTAAGATTGAAAGCGTAAGTGAAGACCGTAAACTTATCTTAAATGCCAAGTTCAACGAAGTAAATCCAGATTTTGCTGGCGTATTTGGTATGCCAAATTTGAGTAAGTTGAATACTATTCTCAACATTCCAGAATATGCAAAGGATGCAACCATTGAAATCAAGCGTGAACAACGCAATGGCGTCAATACACCTGCTAGTATTCATTTTGAAAATGCAGGTGGCGACTTTAAGAATGATTATCGTTTTATGACTACCGAAGTTATTAACGAGAAATTGAAGACTGTTAAGTTTCGTGGCGCAAATTGGAATATTACAATGGAACCAAGTGTCGCCAACATTCAGCGATTGAAGTTCCAAGCACAAGCAAATAGTGAAGAAAAGTCATTCGTTGCCAAGACAGAAGGAACAAACTTAAAGTTCTTCTTTGGCGATGTTTCAACTCATGCTGGCAACTTTGTATTCCAAAGTGAAGTAACAGGAACCTTGACCAAAGGATGGTCATGGCCAGTTGGTTTGTTTATCAGCATCCTTAATTTACAAGGTGACAAGAACATTCAGTTCAGCGATGATGGTGTAGCTAAGATTACAGTGGATAGTGGATTGATTAAGTATGAATACTTAATTCCAGCAAATTCATAAAAGGCAAAATAATGAGCAATGTTGAGGATATAACAGTAAAGCACGATGACCTTAAGGTATTTCTCTCTTGCGAATGTAGCAGTGCTGAGCATACCATTGTTGTCCAAGTTTTTGATTGGGGCAATGATATGCCTTATACACCAGACTTTATTGTTAATATACAGGCTGTAAATTACCGTCCATTTCGCAAACGAGTATGGGCTGCATTAAAGTATATTTTTGGTGCAGATTTGGTTTGGGATGATGTGATCGTAGATAAAAAAGATATCCCTAAATTACAAGCCGCAATTGACCATTATAACAAATTACTTGACAATAACAAAAAAGTAGACTAATATAAAGACTATGGCACTGGCAAGTCCATATTAATATTAACCTCTAATATAACGGAAATAATAATGATTAAGAACCAAAACGTAAATCGTGTTTTTAACGACCTTGAAAATTTCAAGGCTTTTTGTGTAGAATATGGCTTTGCCTTTAATGAGGCAGACCTTTATAAGCGTAGCACTCATGCATACTCGCAATTTGAACGAGTTCGGCGTGGTGAAAAAATCCCTAATAATTGGGATATTGATGAACGACTTTTTGTTGAAAAGTCTTATGGAACCGCTCACTAATTAACGGACTATTGCCAGTGCCAAACCTAGATGTTTCATTTTACAATAAAGATGAAAATAAAATTGCAAGATTTCCTCTTGCAAAATTAAAAGGTGCGGCTAGATATAATTTGTGGAATAAACGAAATATAGCAATGCAACAATTAAAAGATATTTTTAATCGTTATGGATTGCGAAATGGACAAGATTATGTTTTTCTTCAATTAGATAATGGACAAGAATTGCCTGTTATGTTTGCAGACGAAGAAAATGTAAGTTTTTTTATGTTGGCGTATGTATGTCAAAAAAACCCTTAATACTTGAATTTCCAAGCAAAGCACTGACTCAACGACAACCATCAAACAGTTATATGATTGATCCAGGTGATTATTTAGAAGGCGGTGCACTCAACGCCAACTATCAGGATGTAGAGGCTGCTTGTATTATCTGCAATGCGATGGGCGAGGCAGGTTATAGATATAATGTA